GAGTAGACCTTCTCCTTCAGAGTTTTCGTTAGTAGAATCACCTACAAATAATCTATACTGTGATTTATCTCTGAGAGAAGTAGCATGTACTTCCTTACCAGAGTTTCTAAACCCTAATTTTTCAACAGTGCTTGGAATATTACGAGTAACATTTCCCAGTTCAAAGTCTTGATTTTTAACTGTACCTGCAATAGTTCTAATACCGTCAAAGGATAAGTAGTAAACATCCCCATCCATTTCCTGAATAGTCCTCGGATCAATAGTACCAATCTTATGAGTTACGTTCTGGTACTGAAAGTTTGTACTATTCTGTCCTGCTATTGTTCCAATGCGATCATAGGCAAAAAGAAATAGTTGTTCCCTCCAGGGAGCCATCCCTGTTATTTCACTACCAGTAATAATCTCACCACTACCACTGTTACCATCTACCAGACCTTCATTGTTAGGTGCGGAGAATCTTATAGACTCATCAACTGAGTAGAACATATGTTTATGGAACTCTTGAACTGCTGTAGCTGCAAGAATATTGGCTGCTGTATTTGAATTAATTGTTGTTCCGTTAACAGCGTTTGTAGCAATCATTGATGTTAGGGTTGATCCATCAAAGTGTATAGGAGCATTAGCCCCATCCACAATAATAATGTTATCGGTTCCACTCCAGTTATACCTTGTAGCTTGGACACTCACTGGTGAGTTTGTCATAGTTAGAAGAGCTGAGCCCCAGCCAGATCCAGTACTGACATACCACTTCTTAGTACGCAGGGCAAGACATTTATTTTGAAACATAAAGACTGCATCAACCTGTCCTGTGCCAGGGACAATAGCAGTGTCAAACTTTTGATATCCTTTAATTCTACGATAGCCACCAATAGGAGAAGGCTCAAAGTTACGAGCGTCTATAAGAGAGCCAGGCAAGCTTGTCCCCTGGACTAAAGGAGAAAGGTTTTCCACCATGCCACCCTCAGGGGTGACTGAAAGGGTTTCCCATCTATCCATTACTTAGACCAACCATCTCTACGACTTCTAGATCTAGTTCTAGTATCGTAAGCATAGGTAATTTCCTGTGGAACTAAAGTTCTTTTCATGTCTGCTAAACTTTTCTTATACTTCTGATATTCTTTAGCAGCCATCTCATAGTTCTCCCTAAAGTCATAGGCACCCTGCATTGCAAAGGCTATTATAACTCTGTCGTACTCACTTGGAATAAGTGTTGTGCTTGTAGCAGCAGCTAAAGGAGTAGAATTTTTCCAGTACTCATAAGTAATTGTATAGGCCCTATCAGGAATAGGACTTACGCCAATCTTTAAATCACGAGTACGATATATCTGAGCAGGTATATTAACTGAGCCAGCTGTTGCCAGTTGATCATTAGCCCTTAGACGATTATGCCACTCAAGGTATTCTACAACCCCCAAAGGTTTTGAAGATACTTCAAGGCTGGCATTCTCATTAAGATAGAAAGTTTTCCAGTCTGTAACTTTATTGTCAGATGCAAGAGCATAAGTCTGAGTGCCATCTGTAGTTGTAATTGTACCAGTGCTGTGATTAAAAGGCCATTGAGTTACAGCCTGATTGATATCGTCAATAGCTTCTTGAACCAAGTCCTTAGCTAGTGCTTGGAAACCTGTGGCAGAACTAAAATTAGCCGAAGTCAGTTCTACCTGATTCAGCTTTCTAATTACCCTGTTGGTTAGTTCCAGGAAAGTAGTTCCCATTGAAGGCTCCTTTATAAAATGAGGTGAGGTTGTTTAAGGTACAACCTCCAAAACCTTAGTGGTATTAAGCTACGTCTTTAGCAGACTTAGCCCGTGGATTACCAGTATAGTCAGCCATCTCAAAGAGAATCTCAACTTCCCAGTCATCGTTTGCACTACCAAGTGTCTTGACTGTTAGGTCAATAACATCAGCAGCAGCATATAGTTTTGAAACATCAAAGAGACCGTTACTTCCCTGAACATAGTAAGCTGCAGTAGTACCATCGGCACCATCTACAAACTCATCAGCAGAACCAGCATCTCCAAGATCAAAAGTAAGAGTTGTACCAGTCTCAGCAGTTTTCACTGCAAGTGTTACTCCTCTAACCATTGTGTGAGCAGGTATATCTGCTACAAATATGATGTCAGCGGCAGCAAGGGCAGAACCCTTAGCAGCAGCAGCTTGTGCACCTGTTACTCTAACAGATACGATACCTGGTGTGGCAGTTGCAGCCATTCCAAGACCAGCAGTTGCACCACCTTGTTTTAGATCGATATTAGCCATAGTATAATTCCTTTCCTACTAAGCTGAGTGATAATATGCGCCGACAAGAGCTTCAGAACGAAGAACCTTGCGACCATATAAGTGAAGACCACGAGTTAGGTCAGCAAAGTCATCGCCATCCCGTAGTGTTTCAACAGTGTTTAACTGTTCAGCTGTAGCACAGGCAGAACTATGTCCAGCCATGATCACACCGTGATCACCTGTACCATTACCAGCAGGACCGTTACCAACTGTAGGCAGGTTGTTAGTACGATACATATCAAAACCACGAATCTTACCAACATGAACACGTCCATTAGTTAGAACGCCCTTATCGGCAGTGTCGTTATTGATAAATTTACTGTCCTCGTCACCAAGCTTTTCAAAGAATACAGGATCAGCTGCAAACCAACGACCTTCATCAGGAACATTCTTCTGTGAAAGAAGACGCTCAAAACGATTGATGATACCTAGAGGAGTAAACAAAGTAGAACTTACAGTTCCACCAGTAGTAACTTCAACTGGGCCACCAGCTGCACCAATTTTGTGAGCAGCAAGATCTAGTTCACCATCATCAGTACCAAGATAACCAGCCATGTAGCTCAAGATTTCACTATCATATGCATCACGCATACGGTAGGCTGCTTGATCAGTAGCTTGCTGTTCCCAGTTAATGTGAGACTGTTTCTTCTCAATATCATTAACACGGAAAGCAAACTTGTTAGCCTTGTCAATAATAAGGATTATTTCATCATCGTCTAAGTCTTGTGCACGGACAGTTTGTCCACGAACGTAGGCTGAAACTTCGATGTTAGGTTCTTTGATGATTTTAACAGTATCACCAAATTCAGATATTTCACCAGTGTAATCAGAGTTGGTGATGTCACGAACGATGGACTCTTTGCGGAATGCAATTTGTACCATTTTCGCATAGATTTGAGGGGACCAGTTACCATTAGGTAAATTGCCATACCCTGCAGCGGATGCATATGCCATAGTTATTTCCTTGTTTTAGCATTATGTTTAGGTTGAGGGACTTCATTCACCTTAACGTCTTAACTATCAGGGAAATCTCTTTGGCTAAAAAGAGGGCCTTCAGTTTAAGGATGGTTAAGTGAAGAGTGTGTTTCTAAGCAGCGTTAGTTACATTGAGTACAAGATTCCCAGTACGTCTAGCCTTATCGTACAGGGGCTTATTCTCTGCCCACTCTTCGTCAGTCCAGTTAAGGACCTCAGACTCTAGAAGTTTACCTTTTGGAGTCGGAGGCGTTTCGACTTTAGCTTTTGTTACCAGTGAGGCAGCAGCAGCTTCGTCTTGTTTAGCAGTCTTTCTATTAGACTGTTTACTATCTTCACCAGGCTCTAGGAGATTATTCTCCAGTTTGTAGAGGTTTATGGCTTGGATAATACTCTTGGGGTTTAGTCCTTTGTAAAGGACATCACCAACCCAGCTATCTTGAACTTCAACCCATTCATGAAAAGACTTGTTTCCATTAAGGTCATCAAAATCTGGGTGTGCTTGGACCACTTTCTCTTTAGTAAGAGCTGCAGTGGACTTTTGATCTTTCTCTGCAAGGCTGGTAACTTGAGCTTCCAGGTCTCCCTGCATTCCTTTTGCGATATCAGTGGCAATGGCTTTGATGGCTCCTGCTACTTCAGGGTACTGCTTCTGCCATTCAATAAGATCTGCCTCATTAGTTGGCATACTCTCAGGGCTCTTTGCCTTCTGTACTTCAAGTGCTTCACGTAACTTCTTAAGTTCTTCATCCTTAGAGTTACGTTCTTTATACCAGGCACTCTTAGTATCGCTGTATCTCTTAGCCCAGTTCTTATCTTCTTTAGATGCTTCAGGATCAGCAAGGATCTCTTCTGCTTCTTTAAGTTCAGGGTCTGGAGCTTCACCCTTTTCTTTATCTGAACGAGCCTTTACTAACTCTGCAAGTTCTGCTTCATCTTTATCTAGCTGTCTGTCTTCTTTTCTTTCTTCTGACATTTTGTATCCTTTCGGGAAGCCTGTCTTAGGGGCCGAGGGTTATAGAGTACCTCAGAGGATACTACTAAAACTTAGTTATACTGATAAGTTAAGTCTTGTCAAGTTCTTTTTTTACTTTTCTTTTCTTTTTCTCCCCTGATAATAAAATTGAGGTCAGATAAGACTTCTCTTAAAGACTTTATCTCTCCCTGTTTTTTATCAAAGGTTGCTACAGTTATGCCTTCAAGCTTCATAACCTTGTTAGTTACTTTAAGTTTTAAGTAGTTCTCAAACTTAATCATTGGCTCTCTACCAACAGTCTTAAGTAGTTGTTCCTCTTCTGTCTTAATCACTGTACAGGACCTCCCTGTGGTGGCATAGGTGGCATCATGGGCTCTTCACCCTGTGGTTGTTCAGTACCAGAAAAGCCTTGCTCACCAGGCATAGCAGGTGCCTGAGGCCCTATGTCTCCACCCATACCTGGGGGTGTCGGAGCCTGTTGTTCTTGAGGTGCGTAAACTCCTAGAGATACTTTTAATTGATACTCTTCTTCAGACAGAGTAGCCAGTGAAGGATCAAGCTCAAGAGACTTAGCAAGCTCCTTAGTAAGGTACTCTTTATTTAGTCTCATTGACATTTCTTGATCTCCACCAGCAACCTGTATAAGCTGTAGCATACGTTGAGATCTAACTTCCTTAGCCATCAAGGATGAAACACCCTGAGGTTTAACTTCAAGATCACCAAGTAGTGTTGGATCAAAGTCAAACTGATTGTTCCAGGCAAAGTAAGCCTTACCCATTGGTTCAAGTACATAGTCATCAATGTTCTTAATGACAGTCTTAATTGCTCCAGAGGCAGCACCCATCAACATTGATATACCTGCAGCAGTACGACCTACTCCAGACACACCAGTCTGACCATGAGAGAAAGAACTAATACCTGTACCCTCATCAGCTAAGGCTCTAAACTTATCATACATCATCATGTTAGATTGAGCAGTACTTGGGAATTGAATAGAGTTAATAGTACGTCCAGGTTGACCACCCTCCCTCTTCCATATCTTACCAGGATACATATCCATAGTAGTATCAGAGGTTAAATTGTCACTATCTACTTCCAACATAATGTTACCTGCAAGCACTGCATTATCCACAGACATTCTTGCAAAGCCATTCATCAAAGTCTGACTATCTTCCATGTTCTCAGGTAGACCTACTCCAAAAAAGTTATAGGGATCTTCTTCATAAGGACATACATAGTATGGAATACGAGCAGGTTTAAAGGGATTAATTACCAGGCGTATAAGTATTCCGTTACATAGATAAGCACAGATATTAACTTCATCATTACCTGATAGACCTTTTGGAAGCTTAAGATTACCTAAGTCTTGCAGTTTGTTAACAGCCATAACACCCCAGTATTCAACCATCTCAAACTTATTAGTAGTTATAGTATCGTTACCTTCTTTAAGAGTTATCTCCCACTCTTCATCAGCATAGTTAGGTCCAAGCTCTATTGCAATATCAATGGCATCTGCTAAGAAAAACTTTTGTTGTTTGTATTCTCTAAGTTCAGACCGACTAAGTTTATGTCTTTCAATAATCCATTCACTATCTTCAACACTGGCAGCATCTGTATCATTGTATATTGACCAAATAGATGCAAACTTACTCACAGGCATTGGTATAAACATTGGGTCATACTCACCCTCTTCATCCCAGCGAGGGTATTCTTTCTCAGTATGAAAAGGACCCTTAAGACAACCAGACCCCAACATACACATCTCAAAAAGAAACTTACGGAACTCACGAGGCATACGAGCCTCAGTCAACTGGTCTTGAATTTTCTTAGTCATTCCTTCTGCAGCAATCTTAGAAGGATTAAGTGTAACTTGTCCAGCCTTATCTGCCCCTCCCTCTTCAACAACCAACTCTACATCGTCACCTATTGATAAAGCTTTGGCAGCAATTCTTTTCATACGCTCCATTATTGTATCGTTAGGGAGAACCTCGTTACCATCTCCTGGAAATCCAATAGGGTCTACAGGCTCCTCAGAGGCCCCTTCAGGGCCCGAAGCACTCTTTTGGCTACTAGGGTCTATGTGGATGGCTTCTAACGATCCTATGGGCTTTTCTGTAGCTCCAACAGATATTGGAAACATTGGTCCACCAAGTAGAACATCTAGTAATTGACCGTAGGCTGCAAGAGTCTTAGTCTTAGTCACCTTAATAAAGACACGAGATACTTCTGTATCTGTAAACTCAACCTCATCTCCATATCTTCCACGGAAGTTCTGATAAGACTTTAACCAACGAGACTCTGCTTGTTTACGGTTAATCTTACTTTCTTCAAACTTACCTAAGATGTCAGCAGCTACTAAACCACCTGGTGCACCTAGTACCATTGTCTCAAGAACTGTTGGTGCTGCATCTTCTACTAGTGTTTCATCTTGCATTATTATATCCTTATATTGCTTTTAGCTATACGATCTATGTAAGACGTTACCCGTCCCACGTAAACATTCTCTGGTTCTTTATCAAAGAAACCCCCTGTGCTTATTGTCCAGTCAAGGGTCTCTGCGGTTAATCCTTTAGTTAGTCCTTTGAAATCTTCTCTATGGTATGAGATGAGTTCACTCGTAGCTGCGTCTCCAGTATCTCTATATAAAACAAAGGCTGCTACGTCACCCGTTACTGTTAGGAACTTAATCTTATTAGGTGAATACTTGAATTCACCGTTTAATCCATACCACTTTGAACCTGATAGAGTTACTGCTGGGTTTATAGTATTAGATCCTAAGT